TTGATTGAATACACTCCGTAGTTTGATTTGATACCCAACGCCATCATTTCATGATACCTAAATGAATCAATTCCGTGATCCGTTCCCGTTGGTGTGTTCATTGTACGCCCTTGGGCATCTGTATCCCAACAATAGTTGCGCAGTTCTTTAATTAGGTTTGTGGATGTGGATGTAACCAAATACGATTGTGATTGCATGATTTGGATTCCGTAGTTGATTGAATCCTTTCCTTTGGTCACTCCCTTGATTCTTATTCCGTATCTTTTAATTTCATCAATTGATTTTGGTTCTGCGCTATCTGCATACACTGGCACAAAGTTGGGCAATGCCTTTGCAATGTCCGAATTAAGCATTCCCGTCCGATATGCGACCTCATCAACGATGCGTTGACCATTGTACTCATATACGGCCACAATTGCCGTAGGGTCGTTTGTGTAACCGAAATCCACACCACAACCAAGTAACCTTGCATCTTCGGGAATCTTATCTATGGTTTGCCAATTGCTGAATATAACCCCTTGTAGGTTTCCAATCTCACCAAGCCCGAATACTTTCCACCAATTACGCCAATAGTTGCTTGTTTCAGCCCTATCCCGTGCCTTTTCAATTTCCGCCACGATGGATTTGTCCAACGCTTCGTTGTCTTTGTAGGTTAGTACAATCATTTCCGCATCAGGGTCGTTGACCAATTCGCTATCCACCCAAAACTCCGCCACGGGGTTGTAATCCAAATAAATGAATTTACGGGTACGAATCGCCATTTGGTAGTATGATTCCCAATCGATGTTGTTGCACTCGTTTACAAAAAGAACATCACGCCTTGCACCCCTCAACTTTTGTGGTTGGTCGGCTGAAAAGAATTCAATGTAACTATCATTACTGAATGAATAAGTCCATGAAGATTTGTTCCATTTCAACGGATCAAACATCCCGACCATTTCCATGATTTTAAGGAAGTCACGAATAGCACCCCTCCGTAGGTGGGGGATGGTTTCCGATACGATGCTGATTTCTACCTTTGGGTTTTTAACCGCGTAATCAATTAGCAAGGGGATAATTGAAAAGGTTTTTGAACTACTTGTTCCACCCCTTACAATTCTAACCCGTTTGCGTAACCGACTAATCTTGACCTGGGCCGTTGTTTTCTGCAACATCTATATCAATACCATTGAAAATTGGTTTCTCTTTTTCCTCCAATACATTGTGGCTCATAGATAGTTTGCGGAGTTCTTCTTCGCTACTTATCAATTTCATTAACGCCAATTGTAATGTGGGTTGCTCACTCAAATACCATTTGGATCGCATAGATACTTTGATGTTGGTCTTCACAGTTAACAATGCCTCTTTTATTGCGTTGGATTCGTGGAGTTTATGGGCGTAAAATGTGCTTTTATCGCACGGCAAATAAGCGACTACATCCTCAATAAAAAACAACTTGTATTTTTCTATGGCTTCCAATGATAGCCGTTCCAATTCGTTTGTTTTATAGGCCATTATTCATCGGGGGTTAGGGGTATTGGCATCCAGTAAACCACATGTAATCTTTGATCCGTGTGATAACAATGCCATTGTTCATCGTAGTAAACCGCCACATAGGGAAAACCCCGCACGGTCTTAACCAATACGGGGGTTTCTTCTTGTGGTAATGTTCGTTCAATCTTCCTCCACGCTTTCATGTTCTAATGCTTCTTTGTAAGTGTCGTAAAATGTTTCTTCGCCATTGTAAAAATTTGTGACCAAAAAGTCAACTTGATGCCCCATGCAAGAACAAATTGAGATTCCATTTTCAAGGGCTATGTAAACATAGCCAGAATTGGGATTAAATCCAACCTCCATGATTTCTTCGTTTGGACATTCATTGGCGTATGCCATAAAAATCTTACCAAATCCTTTTGCTTCGCAGTGGGCAATTGATTCGCTAATTCCGTTGATTGTGATGTTGTTTGTCATATTCATAATGCGAAGATGGTGTTTTATATTTGAAATACCAAATTATTTGTAAAATTTATTTTAATCCAACAAATGCTTTCAACGGATAAAATACTAAACTATTCCTATAACCTCCTTCGTGTGTTGGGATAATTGGGGTAACTCCATGCACATTTTTCCATGCGGGGTAAACCAACATTGAGTTGTCTGCGCTATCCATGGTTGCCCCGTAATCAGGTACATGAAGGTTTCCACCTTTGCTATTCAAACGCTTTGTAATAATCACATTCACCGCGCCAACTATATTTCCAGCATCACGGTGAAATGGGGCGGGGATATTATAGTTTGAAATTGAACTTGTGAAAAGGTTTGCGAACTTCCATTGGTCTGGTACATCTTTAAATAATTCTAATTGTTTTGCATATTGTTCAGGCATGATTTGTTTAATCACATCTTCACTTTCTTTTGCCAACATTAGCATCGCTTTAATAAATACTTGCGCAGATTTAACGGAATGAACACTTGACAAATTTGGATATGGTCGCTTAAATTGTGCTTTTGGTGGGATGCCCCCCAAAATTACTGAATACTGATCCACTCTTTGTTTGCCACTTTTGTCTTTTTTCATTTTTTCATACGCTTCTTTCGTGCCTACGGTTGCTCGTGACATTAGTGTCTTTGGTACATTGTTGGTTCTTAATTCAGCATTCGCCAAATTGGCCAACTTGCACATCTTTTCGGGCATCTGTTTTATGTAGAAACCAACTGCAATTTTATCTTCATAAAAAATGCAATCTTCTGTGATGTTTGGTTCAATGTATGGGCATTCTTGACCCATTTTAACATCGTGTTCTTGTTTTATTAAATCAATCCTTTTCATAGCAAAATACATTTGTACACGCGGGGAACCAACTCTTTTGCCATACATCGTAATCACGGCTTTGAAACTTGGCGGTATTCCCAATTGAACCCAATTTGTAATCCTTGTTTAACTTTTCAATGATATTCCAAAATCGTGGCAAAGATGGGTCAATATCAAAACTCCATTCAAATACCAACTTCTTGAATTTGCGCTCTGTGTTCTCCAATATTGGCATTTCTGCACCTTCAATGTCTATTTTAACACACACGCCGTCTTTAATTGCTTCGTCAAAATTAACGCAATCGACCTTTAATCCTTTGCCGTTCCAATTCTTAAACATAGAATTACGCCACACATTGCCGTTATTGCCCACATACAAATTTGCTTTCTTGACCTGGTTATGAACTAACCCCGCACAAACCACATTCGCAGTGAATCCGTTCAATGCTAAATTCTTTTCAATCATGGCACAATTATTTGGATCGGGTTCGTACACGGTGACTTTGGCCCCCAATGCACACGCCAACAAAGTAAACGCCCCAACATTACCACCGCAATCAACCCATTCTTCCCCTGGTAATATCTTCATTCCTTTTTTTTGGTATACATCTTTACCAATGACTTCTTCAAATGTTTTCAAATCGCTCGTGTTTTCACGATGCAAAAACTTGATTCCTTTAATGGAACTTTGCATCATAACTTGTCCTTTTCTTCTTTAAGATACAACATAATCATGTGGCCAACATACGCCCCGCGTTCACGCCAAAACTTCACCAATTGATACGCTTCTTCGTAATGCTCTGGTTCAAATTCAATTTGGATGGCTTTCTTTACACCATCGGCCATGTCCGAAAGTTCGTCCGACAAATCTTCCTCGTCCAAAAGTGAATAATCTACCTCAACTGGTTGTTGCCAAACATCCAAGCCCCACGCGTTCAACAATTCGGGTTCCCACTCGTTGGCCAAAATATCCCAATCCCATTCCCCAAACCCAACATTGTCTTTGATGATAAACTCTTTTTGTTGTTCTTCGGTTAGGTCTGATGCTTTGATAATTGGAACTTCCTTCAATCCCACTTCTTGCACGGCCCGTAAACGCATATTGCCGCCAAGAACTACCATTTCATCATTCACGACTATCGGGCGGAGGTTCAACATTTGTGGGAAGTCCTTAATTGATTGTACCAATTTACGGAATTTGTCATCTTTTATCACCCTGGGATTATTCTCATTGGCAATAATGTCTTTTGTTTTAACAATTTGTATCATTTGTTCATTTTTATTTGGTGTGTGATAATTAAAAAATCTTTGTGTTGTTTTTGATCCCCAAATTGGATGTGGCATTTTCTGCAAAGGGCTTGTA